CGTTTTTGCCCTATCTGGCGTGGTCCCGATCGGTGGATCGCTGGGATGAGGCTTGGCCGGAGGCGGTTAAACGTCAGGTCGTGATGGATGCGTTTTATATCCACCGCCATAAAGGCACTATCAGCGCCATTCGCCGGGTGGTCGAGCCGTTCGGCTTTCTTATCCGGGTGATCGAATGGTGGAAAACCAACGAACAGCCCGGCACTTTTCGCTTGGATATCGGGGTGCAAGACCAGGGCATCACCGAAGAAACCTATCAAGAATTGGAACGGCTGATTGATGATGCCAAGCCCCGCAGTCGCCACCTTGTCGGCATATCTATCAATCTGCAATCCCAAGGGGTGGTCAGTATCGGGGCGTCCTGCTATCTCGGTGACAGCCTGACCGTTTATCCCTATTTCCCTGAAAATATTGAGGTGTCTGGCGCGTCGTTCGCCGGGGGCGCCATTCATTTTATCGACACGCTAAGGATAGGTTATGGCAGCTAAGTTTTTCGCGTTATTGACCAACCTGGGCGCGGCCAAACTGGCCAATGCCGCCGCGCTCGGGACTAAATTAGAGATCACCCAAATGGCCGTGGGGGATGGCGCCGGATTATTGCCTACCCCTGACCCTGCCCAAACCGCGTTAAAGGGGGAGGTACGACGCGCCGCCATCAATCTGTTGACCGTGGATCCGTTAAACGCCAGTCAGGTGATTGCGGAACAGGTCATTCCGGAAAATGAGGGCGGATGGTGGATCCGAGAAATCGGCCTTTATGATAAGGACGGCGTACTGATAGCCATCGCCAACTGCCCGGAAACCTATAAGCCGTTACTACAGGAAGGCAGTGGCCGCACGCAAACTATCCGCGTCGTCCTGATTGTCAGCAGTGTGGATACGGTCACACTAAAAATTGACCCGTCGGTGGTGCTGGCCACACGCAAATACACGGACGATAAAGCCATTGAAGTTAAAGCCTATGCCGATGACGTGATAACTCGCCATCTCGCCGCAGGCGATCCGCACCCGCAATATGCGCCTAAGGCCAGCCCGACGTTTACCGGTGTTCCGATCGTGCCAACGCCGGCAAAAGGCAACAATAGCACTCAGGCTATCAACGCCACTTTTTTGGTGGCTGCGTTAGCCGATTATGCCCTTAAGGTGAGTCCTACATTCACTGGTGCGCCAAAAGCGCCAACGGCTACCAAGGGAGATAACACCACGCAGATTGCCACCACGGAGTTTGTGCAGACGGCGCTTACGGCATTGCTTGATGGTGCGCCGGGCACGCTGGATACGCTTAACGAACTGGCGGCGGCGCTAGGGGATGATCCTAATTTTTCCGCCACGGTATTAGCCGCCATTGCCGGTAAGCTGGCGAAAGACCAAAACGGCGCGGATATTCTGGATAAAGCGCTGTTTATGGAAAATCTTGGGTTAGGTGATGCAGCTAAGCGTAGTGTTGGCACGGGTACAAATCAAATCCCCGATATGAACGGTTTTGCTTCGGGTGATGGCTGGATGAAATTACCCTCGGGGAAAATCATTCAGTCGGGTTATTCCAATGCAGAAATCGGTACAGCAGGTTTTAAATTGAATTTTTTATTTCCCTTTCCAAATGAGTGTAGTGGATTAGTGATTACCGGATGGAATGTGCCTGTAGGTCATTCCGGCCGAAACGCTAATGGGGCGATGATCCGCATAATCACTTCCATTACCGGTACTGGATTTGATTGGATAGCTTTCGGTTATTAATGGAGAAAGGTATGTATTATTATAGCAAAAATACCAAGCTATTTTATCCCGTTGCTTTACGACTGGATTATGAGGCCGCGCATACGCTTCCGGACGATTGCATTGAAGTTGATGCATCAATATTTAATGAATTTACCGGCTGTCCGCCGGACGGGAAAATACTATCTTTCGACAACAATGAAATGCCGATGTGGCATGATGCGCCCCCGTTGTCGCACGAGCAAAATATTGCCGTTTTGACCAATAAGAAAAATCAACTTATGGTCGTTGCTAACGCAACTATTGCGCCTCTGCAGGATGCTATAGATTTCAATATTGCCACCGAGGACGAAACCCAACGCTTGAACGACTGGCGGCTGTATCGCGTTTTGCTTAATCGTATTGATACGAGTTTGGTATCGGATATTACGTGGCCTGAAATCCCCACTCATTAATCCCACGCTGTTGTGCCATCCCCGGTACAACGGCTATCCCGTGCATCTAATTGCCCCACCTTTCACCATAGCGGATACACCTTAACCGGAGATCCGCCTTATGGCACAAGACTATCATCATGGTGTGCGTGTTCAGGAAATCAACGAGGGCACGCGCACTATCACCACCGTCAGCACGGCAATTGTCGGCATGGTTTGCACCGCCGATGATGCCGATGTGGCGACCTTTCCTCTAAACAAACCCGTCTTGCTTACCGATGTGCTGACCGCCAGCGGCAAAGCGGGCGACTCTGGCACGCTGGCCCGTGCGCTGGATGCGATTGCCGATCAGGCCAAACCGGTCACGGTGGTAGTACGGGTGGCCCAGGGAGAAACCGAAGCCGAGACAACGAGCAATATTATCGGTTCGGTGACCGCCGAAGGTAAAAAGACCGGCATGAAAGCCTTGTTGGCCTCACAAAGCCAGCTAGGCGTTAAGCCGCGCATTCTTGGCGTGCCGGGGCACGATACCAAAGCGGTGGCCGTCGAATTGGCCGCAGTTGCCCAACAGATGCGGGCCTTTGCGTATCTCAGTGCCTACGGCTGTAAGACGGTATCGGAGGCCATTGCCTATCGGGAAAATTTCAGCCAGCGCGAAGTGATGCTGATTTGGCCTGATTTTATCAGTTGGGACACCGCCGCCAATGCCGATACCACGGCTTACGCCACTGCGCGGGCGCTGGGCCTGCGCGCCAAGATTGACCAGGAGACCGGCTGGCACAAAACCCTGTCCAATGTCGGCGTCAACGGCGTAACCGGCATTTCAGCCGATGTGTTTTGGGACCTGCAGGATCCAGCCACCGACGCCGGTTTACTCAATGCCGCCGATGTCACCACGCTTATCCGTAAAGACGGTTTTCGTTTTTGGGGTTCTCGTACCTGTTCCGACGATCCGCTATTTGCCTTTGAGTGTTATACCCGCACCGCGCAGGTGTTGGCCGACACCATGGCAGAGGCGCATATGTGGGCGGTGGATAAGCCCCTGACGCCTTCCCTGGCCCGCGACATTATCGAGGGGATCCGCGCCAAGCTGCGTGAAATGAAAACCGGCGGTTATCTGATTGGCGGTGACTGCTGGATAGATGACACCGCCAACGACAAAGACACCCTCAAGGCGGGCAAGCTGCTGATTGATTATGACTATACCCCGGTTCCGCCGCTGGAAAACCTGCTGCTGCGTCAGCGCATCACCGATCAATACCTGATTGATTTTACCTCACAGGTCAATAGTTAAGGGGACGTCATGGCCTTACCACGCAAACTGAAATACCTGAATATGTTTAATGACGGTAACAACTGGATGGGCGTTGCCGAATCCTTTACCCCGCCCAAACTGACCCGCAAGTTTGAGAAGTATCGCGGCGGCGGCATGAACGGCGCAGTAGATATCGATCTGGGCCTGGATGATGGCGCGCTGGATGTTGAATGGACCATCGGCGGCACCGAGGCGTTGCTGTTTAAGCAATTGGGCATAGCCAAGGTGGACGGCGTGATGCTGCGTTTTGCCGGTTCCTACCAGCGCGATGATACCGGCGAAGTGGAGGCGGTGGAAATGGTGATCCGTGGCCGTCATAAGGAGTTGGACTCCGGCGAATACAAGCAGGGCGATAGCTCAACCACCAAGATATCCACCGCCGTCAGCTACTTTAAATTGACCTTGGGCGGCGAAATGCTGGCGGAGATCGATTTGGTCAATATGGTTGAAATCATCGGCGGTGTCGACCGCTTGGCGGAACATCGTCAGGCCATGGGCCTGTAAAAACGACTCGTAATGCGTGGCCGATTGCCGCGCTAACACCAAATTTGAGGCTAACACCATGGCAGTAAAAAAAACCGTGTCGCAAGAATCGATGGCCGAAGACCTGACGGCGCAGGAGCACACCGGCGCCGAGGTAACGGCCCAAGTAGTGAAACTTGATGCGCCGGTGGTGCGTGGGAACGCCACGGTAAATGAGGTGACGGTACGCAAACCGCAATCAGGCGCACTGCGCGGCACCCGGCTGCAGGCGCTGATGGAAATGGATGTGGATTCCATGATGGTGGTGATCCCACGCGTGACGTCCCCCGCGCTAACCAAAGCTGAACTGCTGACCATGGAGCCGGGGGATTTAATTAATCTCAGCGTTGAGGTGGTCAATTTTTTGTTACCGAAGTCGGTGAGGTCCGATTTCCAGAACAATTGATGGTTGAGGATTTGGTGGCGGATATCGCCACCGTGTTCCATTGGTCGCCCGCCGTCACCGACACCATGCCATTACCGGAGCTGCTGGAGTGGCGGCACCGGGCCATAATGCGAAGTGGTGCTGATAATGAGTGACAGAAATCTACGGCTACAGGTGGTACTGAATGCCGTTGATAAATTAACCCGTCCGTTCAAAGCCGCGCAGGCCAGCAATAAACAGTTGGCTCAGTCGATTCGGCAATCTCGTGATGAGCTTAAGCGGCTGAATCAAGCCGGTGACAACCTGACCGCCTTCACCGCCTTGAATAAGACCATTAAACAGACCGGCTCACAGTTGGACCAGTCCCGCCTCAAAGCGCAGATGATGACGCGCGAAATGGCCACACTGGAATCACCGACGAAAAAGCAAACCCAAGCATTGGAAAGCCAGTGGAAAGCGGTCAGCCAGTTGGAGACTAAACAGCAAGCCGAGGTAAACCAACTCGGTAAGCTGCGTGCCGAGCTATATCGCATGGGCGTTTCCGCACAGGATGGCGCGCTGGCCACCGCCAGGATCCAAATGGAAACCGGGCGCTACAACGTCCAGCTAAAAGAGCAGGAACAGCGGCTTAAGCGGGTAGGGGAGCAACAGCGTAAATCGTCTGCCGCCAAGGCCCAGTACGGCAAAACATTGGAGCTGCGCAACCGCATTGCCGGTGGAGGTGCCGCCGCCATGGGCGCCGGGGTGGCGCTGGGTGCGCCGGTGATGAGTTCCATTAAAAGCTATAGCACCACCGAAGATGCCATGAAGGGGGTGGCAAAACAGGTAAACGGGCTGCGTGATGATAAAGGGCAGCGCACGGCGCAATATTATGAAATGCAAAAGGCGATTAAAGACGCCAGCGAACAGCTACCCATGGAAAACGGTGCCGCCGACTTTGCGGCGCTGGTTGAAGGGGGCGCACGGATGGGGGTGGCCAATGCCAAGGACCCATTTGAACAGCAAAAAGCCGACCTGCTGAATTTTGCC